CTATACCTATTATTAAAGCGGAAAACCTAGACTCTTTTACCGCTATTGCTAAACAGTTACTGGACAGAAAGCCAGAACTGTATGACCCATCAAAAGGTTTGGTGGATAATCTGTTTGAGTTTTCTGTTAATAAAGACATTATACCAGCAGATGAATTGTTAGACCTGCTCAACAAGTATGATATTAACTTTGAAGAGTATGCTACAATGATGCTAGGCTCTGCTTCTGAAGCAGGTAGAGTACTAAACAAATTCTCTCAAATATCTCAACGTGTAAAACCAGCTAGTGCTAAACGTGCAGCAGAAGAAAAAGCATTCTTTGATAGCATGAATGGGCTGCAGAAGTTTGTCGTGCGTGTTGAAAACATCCGGCGAGGACTTTTAGTATCTCAGTTAGCTACTGCAGGTAGAAACCTGTCATCTGCTGTTGTACGTGCGCCTCTTGAAGGCTTGGGCAACATGCTGGATACTGCATTATATAATTTCAGTAATGCAAAAGGTCCGGTAAACAGCCTAGCTGCTGGTTTTAAAACATTTAAACCGGGTGAAGGCAACTGGACAGGTAGCTTCAGACATATGCGTTATATGTTTGACCCTACAAAGATGCGTGACTCTAAACAGATAACTGATTTTGTGTTAAGTAACGACAAGTATGCATCACAATTTGATATGATGTTTAATACGATTAACGAGATTCGTAAAAGCACAGGCGCAGGTAAAGCAAAAACAAAACTTGGTAAAGGTGTAGATGGCATATTAAATGTCGCTGAAGCGGGTGTTGATGTATTAAACTTGCCAAACAGATGGCAAGAGTTCTTGATTCGTAGGGGTGCGTTTACAGGTGAACTAGAACGACTTGTACAAAGAGAATATGGCATTGATTTAGTGCAAGCATTGAACAATGGCAGACTGCCTGACCTTATGAACGATGCATCTGACCTTGTACCTAAAGGTAAGCGGTCATTTAATGAATTAGTTGCAGACGCTACAGACAAAGCACTAGACATTACTTATGCCAAGCAACCTGAAGTGCCTGTGTTTAGGGAAATTACATCTTTCATTACACGCACGGGTCTAACTGCTGTTGTCCCATTCCCACGCTTTATGTTTAACAGCATGGAACTTGCAGGCAATTATTCTGCTGGCGCATTTGCTCCTGTTATTAAACGTAGTATTGCAGCAGGTAGAGGAGATTTAGCTACAGCAACAGCTAAAATGACAAAGAAAGACCGTCAGCAAATATCTCGTAACATTATCGGTGCCGCTGTCATACTTCCTGCAGCCATGATGTATAGAAGCGAAAAGTATAATGACGATGTACCGTCTGATTATAAGATGCTGAAGACGGACAATGGACTTATTGATACTACACCACAGTCACCTATACTAAGACAGGCACTGTGGGTGGCAGAGGCTATTCATCGTGGTCTATTAGCTAAAGTGGGTGGCCCTGAAGGTGACGGTACATTCCGTAACTGGCTAGACTTTGATGACATGAAGCAAACTTTCTTAGGCACAAATGTTAGAACAGGTACAGGCGCAGTTATCTTTGAAGATATAGCCAAGATGATTGCTACGGCTGACTCTATTGGCGGTGAGAAGGGTAAAGAAATGTTGGGTGAAGCACTGGCAGAGTATGGTGCTACTTACCTGACCCCTCTTACACAGGTCATAGAGATACAGCGTATACAAGGCTCACGTCCATCCGTGTTTAAAGATGTACGTAGAGAAGCATTAATAGGTAAAGACCCTAAAACTGGTGAAGAGTTTGAGGGGCCGTTTATGCGGGGTGTTAAAACTGTAATTGACAGACGTGGGTTTGGTGACATCTTTGACCCCGGCTCACAAGAGGACTTACCTGCACGAGAAACAGTATTTCAAGAGGAAGGTAAACCACGTGAACGTATTGGCATACCTCTAAAGTTATTTACGGGTATTGGTTTGAGTGAGGAGTTAAGTGAGGCAGGGCAGTTCATGGAAGAACTAGGATATCGTGACTTTAAAATACCTAGTCGTACTATCTCAAAGGGCTTTAACCAGTATGAGACACGTTTCTTGAGAAGAATGTTGCCCTCTATCGTTGAGGTAGTTAAGAGTCCAGAGTTTGTATCTGAAGCTAGACAAAGAGCAAGACAAAACAAAGAGCCTAATGTTAAGGCGTTTGTTAATAAGGAAAGAATTGCCTATATAGATGCTGCAATCAAGGCATACAAGTCACAGATAGATGATTATATTGCAGACAAAGACGCTGGGGATATGGTCACACCAGATGGCTCACCTATTGACGGTAATCTAACTATGTATCTACGGCTTATGCAGCAGTACAGAAGGCTGTCTCCATCCGCAAGAGATAGAGCATACCAGAATCTGCCGCTGTTGATTCGTGAAGGTAATCTAAAGAATAAAGAACCGAATCTTGGCGATGCAGAACATCTAGCTGCAATGGTTACGTTTGCGAAGGCACAACCAAAGCCATAAAACTTATATGCAGTCACATATATCATTAGCTAGTCCCATACCAAATGCATATAGCAACCAGCCAATGATAACAGCAAACGGTGTATACTTAACGATTGTCACCGTCACCTTGTAAACGATTCCTAGCTTTCCTGTCAGCAAGTTTCTCCAAGTTGTCTTCCATGATTCTACCAAGATTCATATCCACTTCTCTAGCAAGCATTGCGCAGTACCACAATACGTCACCTAACTCATGTCCTATGGCATTTAACTTAGCGTGATACTCTTCTCTGTCTGCACCGTCACGTATTAGCTTCTTTACTTTGTTAGCAATCTCACCAGCCTCACCAGCAAGCCCAAGAGTTAAATACTCAAGGGCTTTTTCTTTAGGGAAGATGGCAGTCTCTGCTGCTTTGTTTTGATATTCAGTTGCTGTAATGTTACTCATATATCTCTCCTTCATCCACTGTTTAGCTTCTTCCTCTAGCCTCATTAAACTGTACCTCTTCTAGCTGCTCATAGTAGGCATCGTTCCACCCACGTTGCCACTCACGTGCTTGCATAGTATGTGTGTCCATATTAGGACGATGCTCAACAAAGATATTTTTCTTACCCTTCTTAGTCATCCTACCACCATGCTTAAATGCTTCGTAGCCCCACTGGTATTGAATACGCAGTGGAGCATCATACTTACTTAAACCATTACGCCGCATCTTTAGTCTCCTTAAATGCTTTGATTACGTCAGAGGAAAATAGCTTCTGCAGATTAAGTAAGTACATACGTGCTGCATTATTATCCCCACCAGAAACACTACGCTTGCTATCTAAGTTAGCAATGATACGCTTGAGGCTGTTCGTGTCAAAGACAATCGTAGCGAATGTCTCATCACCAATGCACAGGTTATGAAACCAGTAGTCTGATTCAGTGGCATTGATTCCGCTAGGCTTGCCATAACATTCATATTCAATAGCTATGTTGCCTGTCTTCTGCCACACGTCACGTTCACTCTTTACCTCAATCTTCTTATCCTGTAACATATCTGCTACCATTTGTTCACGCACCTTCCCATACTCAAGGTCAATGTCAAACTTCTTGCGGTCTTCAATCTTTGGTTCTAAATTTTCCATATCAACTCCCCTTAATCCAAGTAGCTTTCTTGTGGTGTTCTTGTTCTAAAAAAATTACCATGTTCTGGGTGGTCTTTCAAGAACTTTCTTGCGTAATGAGAAATCCAACCATCACTAATCTTAAATTCTGAATCATCTTCCCTTATCGCTGTCTCCCATCTCATACGATGAAATATAGCTTTAGCTGAATAGTATGCTTTTACTGAGGCCATTTCTTTTGCAAACCTACAAAACATTTCATATATTTCAGGATTGTCTTCGTGGTGTTTTTCAAAGTTTTCTTTAGTCCACTTTCCGTTCAACATCATCTTTCTCCTTTGCTTTTTGTTTCAACCATTCTTCTCTGCAAGGGTGATGAGCAGGTGGGTTATGTTGCACCCACCCATCACCTGTTTTCCACACTACACTCATGCTGCAGCAATGTCAACTATTTCACAGACACCTGCAGTACAAGCCAACTCACGTCCACCTGATGTAGTATCTTCCTTCTCAAACTCTTGAAGCAAAGACCAGTCTACATTCTTTGGCATTTTAGCTGACCACTCTTTGTATGTGTCAGCATCAATGTCCTGATAAGGTGCTTGCTGATATGTATGCTCACTGAATGGCAGGAAGCTGATACCGCTGACCTCATCAAAGTGTTTGTACACCCACGCACCTACAGCCATCCACTCATGTTCCTTTACAGAGATGGTGACCGATGGTTTATGTTCACACCAGTGACGCTGGTAAGTCAGCCACAGTTCAAGCTGTTCAATGGCTGTCATACCTGTGCGTGTCACTGCGTTCTTAGGTGACTTCATAGGGAATGAGAAGACTGTAGTGCTGTCGGGTTTCATTACGTCTGGCTCACTAGGTATGCCCTGTGAAATCAAGAACTGTGTCAATGGGTCTTTGTTGTCCCCACGGACAGTGCGAATGTAATATGGATTGTGTCTAGCATGAATACCAGATGCACTATCCACAAGCTGTGATACTGTACCACTAGGCTTGACGCAAGTAATAGCTGCTGACTGATTGATGCCAAGCTGTTGTGACATAGCTGCGTTAGCTTCAATGGCAGTAACACGTAGCATCTCAAGTGTATCGGCTACCTCTTTACCTTTATGCAATGCAGCACAGTCCATGATGCCTGTCAGTGATACACCAAGCAAGCGTTCTTCCTCTGTATTATTCTTCCAAATCTTACGCAGATAACGGAAGTTTGTTAGTGTAGCTTGGAATGTACCCAGAATAGTAGCAAGCCGTACCTTCTCTTTCAAGGACACAAGCGTATCTGTTTCACGTGCAACTACCTCAGACAAGTTACAGAACTGGTATGGACGAAGGATAATCTCAGAGCAAGGATTACAACCAAAGTCTTGGTCAGCATCACGCCTACCATTCTTGGCTGCTTGCTTTTTGGATGATTCACGATTAAAGATACCACGTTCACCTGACTTGCTGTCGTACAATGACAACCATTCACGCATGAATGTACCCATCTCAGGCTTCTGCTTGTACGCTACAGAGTTATTAGCCAATGCACGTTGACCTTCATTCTCCCACCACTTACCTGACTTGGCGTGTGCCATCTGGTCATCATTAAGATTAGACAAACTGATAAGGGCTGAACGGCGTACACCGCCAACGACTACCACCTCACCAATCTTACACATGATGTCGTGACATTCAATTGGGTACAGCCTACGACCTGCAGCACCCTTGAACTTCTCAATGCAGAAGTCAAACAATTCAATCAAAGGCTGTGGCCCTGATGCACGTCCACCGAATGTCTTCAGTCTTGCACCTGCTGGACGTACCTCTGATACGTCAAACTTAGGAACCTGACCAGAGTAAAGCATAGCAATCAGTTCCTTCAGTGACTTGGCCCAACCGGGGCGGCTATCACCCACCTTGATTACTGTGTCTGTGTTATGAAACTCTTCATTCACAATAGGCAGCTTCTCAATATTGTGACGTTCAACGCTAAAGCCAACGCCAGTGCCACACATAAGGATGTACATAGTCTCATCAAACGCACGTGGGCTGTCCACAGGAACGTATGAGCAGTTGTATCCACCTACGTGGCAACGGTCTAATGCTGGCCCAGCAGTCATCAAGGCCCTCATGCTAGGCATGATAGACTGATTGAGTACAGCTTCTTCTAGTTCGGCCCTCAATGTATCTGGTAGCTTATAGCCATTGTTAGTAGACAAATGGTTAGCCATATAATCAAAGTATCGTTTGACAGTTTCACCCCATGTCTCCCTTCGTTGTTCATCTTCTTTCCACCTTGCGTAGCGTGACAGTGCTATGAAGTTCTGGTAGTCTGTAGGTAATGTATTACTAATCATCTCTTTACTCCGTAATCGTTCTTATGTTTCTAATGTTAGCACCTTCAATATCATAAAAGTATTCTTGGATGCCTTCCTCTAATTCCTCGCCCACCTGCCCATCAGCAGGGACGGGATATTCTTCATCGTCAATATCAATGGTGATGAACATCTTAACTCGCATCTGCCATTACCTCTTCAATCAACTTATCCAGATACCATCTGGCCTTCTCTAAATCCTCTACAGGTTTATCCTTGTAGTCAAATCGCCACAAGTACTTCAGTATATTACCTTGCAGATAATATTTGAAGCCATCACCAGTAGCTGCAGAGATAGCATGAATACATTCAATACCTGTTTGATTGTAATGCGGTGGACTGTTGACCATATCTACTGCATCTAATTGCTTATTAGCTTGCTCAGATTTAATGTTCATCCACCTATTATCTACCTCTGCAGCTTTAGCTTTCATAAACTGTTCATGTCTCATCATGCATTCCCCTTTGTCCTGCTGTTAAAGTGAAGGTGTACTACATTACCATCGTAGGTCTTTTCCACACCCATTTCTTCCTCTAGTTCTACATCAATATCCATCTCGTTGTCAATAACTTTTGTGACATACTCGTGAACAATATTGCGCAGTTCTTCAACCTCTTCCATAACAGGAACGGCTGCACACATCATCTTAGCAAAGTGCATGACCTGCCAGTAGTCTTCATCATCCATAGGATTCTCAGGCATAGCCATTATAGATATGTCAACTTCACCTGACCACTTTCCATCGTTATCAGCGAATGGTCTGACACGTATAAGGAAGTCCTCATTCTGTATTTCTTTAGATAGTTTGTCCATTATATCCATACTCATCTCCTTTTTACTTTCGTGCCGCCAAACTTAATAAACTTTGGATGCTTGTTCTTACCCTTTTCTTTCAACCAATCTTCGGGAATAATCCTGTCATAGTATAGAAAGCCATATTTAATACACCATTCACCGTAGGTAGACTTAGCACCCTTACGTAGTTTGCGTCTGCTACTTTCAAACACAAAACGAATATCCAATTTGGGATGCTGCTTTTGTATAGCCAGATGCTTGCGTCTATCTGCTGCGGTGAACATACCTTTTGTTTCAATGATGATGCCGTTGGACAGCACGAAGTCTGGTGTGTAGGTTCTGTATGCAAGGTCTTCCCACTCAATCTTAACTTGCTCATATAAAAAGTCTACTTTGAGTTCAGTTAGGTAGTCAGACACCTTGAGTTCCAGACCGCTACGGTAGCCATACTTTCGTGCTGCCCTGAATTGTTTTGCGTTAGGCAATGTCACGCCATTGAATAAATGGATTGCGGTAGCCTAAAGCCTGTAGTTCTTCTCGCAAAACTTTATCTGCTTCATTACGCGCTGATATCGCCGCACGTAGACCTGCAGTCTTCCGTTCACGATACTCCTTGCGAAGTTCTGCAAGGTGCAGTTCCGCTTCCTTGATTTGCTCTGCGAGTTCATTAAGTTCAATCTCCATTCATATACTCCTTTGCTAGTTCAACATATGCCACAATGGGCGGGTTCTTTGCTTGTGACTTTACAGCAGGGCGTTCAGTAATATTATCCCAACAATCAAAACGGTAATTGCAAAATCTGCATCCGTCATTAAGGACTTTATTACCTGTGGGCTTGCCACGAAAAGTCTCAGGCACTGGTTCAAAACATCTTTCAAACTTATTCTCCTTCACTGTCTGTACTGTTTTGCTAATCTCCCTTACTTTTTCATCGACATCTAACCCTGTGGCTGGGACATACTTGAACTGACCATTGGCTTTGTTTACTACCCACCAGCCACCTGCTTTCTTGCCTGATGCTTTGGCGTAGCCAGCTAACTGAGCCACATACCCGAAGCCATCACCGCTGGCAAGAGTGTCATAGGATTCAAACTTGTTTCTATATGACCAGTCTGAAGCTGATTTAATATCATCAACTGCACCATCAATGATGAGGTCATAAGAACCAGAAACGCTATCGTCACCAAGGTCAAGAGAAACTTTATCCGTGTCTTCATACTTTACTCCTGCTTCTTTAAGGATGCCTTTGAACACTGCTTCAACAATGTCTCCAATCATCATGTTCATTACGAATGTTGTCGGTAGAGGAACAGCTACCTCTGGCTTGTTCTTGTCGTACCAGAGTTGACAAGTTGGCCTACCTACGTTTGACATACGTAGACTAAACTCATCACGCTTGTTACCCCCACCGAACTGACGTGCTGCAGCAGCCATCACATCAAGCCCAATCTGTTTGATTGTCTGTTGTGACATACTTGATTTGCCTGTTACAGCGTTCTCAAGATACTGGTGCAGTGCCAGTTCAGCAGGGTGATTCATTACGCTACCTCTTCTTCAAACTCAACATCAACAACACCGTCAATGTCTACCTCATCCAAGTCCATGTCGTTCTTGCTTGAGGCTTTCTCTGCGTAGGAATTAATGATGTACTCGTTGTAGTTAGTCACCCAAGACATGAAGTCAGCAAACTTCTCTTGGTCATCCTGTGTGAGTTCCACTACATTCGTAAGGTCCAATGATGTGTTAGGCAAGTAGAAGCTATTACCGTTAGGCAGCTTACGCTCTTCAGTATTCAGCGTAACATTATGCTGCACAGGTAGACGCTTCATCTTGGCAAGCTGTGTAAACACACCACCTACAGTCTTGAATGCATCCTTATTCTCTACTTCCCAAATGAATGGGGTAGTCTCAACATCTACAGGCTTACCATCAGCATCCTTTGCGTTGACCAACTCAACTGTACCAAGTACTACACGTACACGCTTGACAGAACGAATGAGTTCTTTGGTTGCGTCTGGTAGTGCTTTGAAGTCTTCAATCCAACCAGAGGGCTTACCACAATTAAAGCCGCCATCGTTGTCTTTCAAGTCCATGTTAAGCGTATCAGCCATAACTGTCTTGACATAGCGGTTAGGTTTACCTGCGCTACCCATAATAAACTTCTTATACATAAAGCGTTGCAGGAAGGGACGCATCACTGCAGATTCGGCATAGTACGTAGGCCCATCAGGAATCTCTAGCTTGTATGTACCACCCTTAACCTTGATGGTATCAGAGCCAAGGATAGGTGAGTGGTTAATGCGCAGACGAGCAAGGAACATACCCTGTTTCTTCTGTGCAGGTGCCTCATTAGCAAGACCCATAGCCTTTGCCATCTCAGCGTAGTTGTTAGTATCAATCGTTGTAATATCGTTCATGTTTATTAACTCCTTTTCAGTTGTAAGATGCATAGTTATATCAGGTTACGTCCTTGGTGTCAAGCCAATTCGGACCTATTTTTGCCTCTAATAATAAAGGCACATTGAACTCAACACCCCAGCGTTGGGTGATGAGGTAAGGCAGTGCTTTATTAGTGTTATCTATGACTTTGATTACCTGTTGTTCTTCATCAGGATGTACGTCAATAACGATACTGTCATGCACTGTATTCACTATACACGATTGCATACCCTTGAGCAAGTCATCAATATGCAGTAATGCGATAGGCACAATGTCTGCTGTAGCAAACGATTGCACAGGGTAGTTCTTAATCTGTGTAAAGTGTGAGACACGTCCAGTGTGCTTACGTACCACATCAGGGAACGCAAACTCACGACCACTAGGCGTGGTAATCTTTCTTGTGTTCACAGCTTCTTTAGCCAGTCTGGTATGCCAAGCGGCAACCCCTTGGTATTTGTCTGTGAAGTGTGTGTAGTACTCTGCTTCCGCTTTTGTTCTACCGAAGCCTGTCGCACCGTAGAGTGGTGCGAATGTATGCGCTTTCGCATCCTGTCTACTCGTAGGTTGACCAGCATCACTAATAACTTTAGCGGTGTATGAGTGTACATCAAATCCAGTAGATACTTCTTCAATAGCAACCTCATCTTGTGATAGGTAGGCTGCAGCACGGAACTCCAACTGTGCGAAGTCAGCTTCCATTACCTTGCCACCAACAAATCGTGACACAAATACTTTCTTAACAGGGAATGTGCCGCCACGTGGCATATTCTGCATATTAGGGTCAGCACCAGAGAAACGACCAGTAGCTGTACGATGCTGTAATAAACGTACGTGTAGCTTACCATCCTGCTTTGTGTGTGTACTGATACCCTCAACAAAGGACGATAGGTATGTGTCTACTGCACTAAGCCTACGCACTTTGTATAGGAAGTCAACAGCGTCAGTCATGCCACGCTGCTTGGCAGCAGACTCTAGCAACTCTAGGTTCTGCTTGCTGGTGCTAAAGCCATTGGCACTTGCCCACTTAGCTGATGGTGGCTTAAACTTTAGCCCCGCCAAGTCCACAGTAGGTATAAGCAGATAACCAGCCCCATCACAGCGTGTACATTTATTTGTTCTAGCAAATGGTGTTCCATCTTTCTTAACCTTTCGTATCTGTCCAGTACCATTGCAGTCCTTACACTGTTCTGCAGTAGTCTTGTATATCTTTTCTGTACCACCAGCAATCAAGCTACGGAAGTCTGCATCATCCATGTATGGGTCAATGGCGTTGCCCCAATACAGCTTGTCAACAACCTTGCGGCTGTAGATAACCCAAGACAATTGCTCTGGGCTATTGAGATTGATAGGTGTGTCACCCATCAGCTTACGTACATGAGCCTGTAGGTCATCTGTAAGTTGCCGCTTCTCGTTCTCAAACTCCTCACGTACTTCTTCCAGCTTAGATAAGTCTACGGCAAAGCCACGCTGATAGATACGTGCAAGGCACACAGCTACCTGATTGGTCAGGTCTACTGTACCACGTAGGCCACTGTCTGCTGGTGTGTTCAAACGATACATCAGCTTGTCAGCAAGTTGCTGCGTAGCATGAAGGTCAGCAGACAGATACTCACACAACTCATTGTATGGTATATCACGTGTGCTGTAGCCTTGCTTGAAGTATTCCTTCAATGTATCCTGCTTCTTGGTGTTCAGTTCGTAACGCTCTGCACAAGCCTCAAGTGACAACGGCTCTTTGATACCACGCTGTAGCACATACTCTGCAAGCATCGTGTCAAACACAGGCCCGTCATACGTAAAGCCTGACTCCCATAGCCACAGCAAGTCATGCGCTGCGTTGTGGCAGATGAGTATAGTGGCCTCGTCAAGATACCATTGCACACGCTCGTAGTAGTCCTTCTGGTTTGGCACATCAGCGTGGTCAAACGGGAAGTGCTGCTCCATACCTTGGTCAGTCAGTACACCAACCATAGTCAGTGAGTTCTCTGGCTCAAAGGGGTCAAGGTGCATCTTACCATCACGCTTGGTGACGGTGTTCTCTACATCAAGTGTTAGCTTCATCCTTCATACCTCGCAGTCTGATAGTTAAGATTGACATTCACCATACCGTGCCAGCCATTCAGCTTGTTCTTCACGATGTTGATATGGCGTAGTGGGCTATCTTCCTCTTGGCCTTCCACGCTAGGTGACTTGCCAATCAGTATCATCAAGTCAGCTTCAGCAGCCTTACCTGTACGTGAGCCTTCCATCATAGACTGATTAAGCTGTGACCTGCCCTCTGCCTCTGCAGATAACTGTGACATATAGAATACAGCACAGTCGTATGTCTTGGCAATCTGCCGTGCATAGATAGCACAAGCCTTGAGTGCCTCATCAGGTCTGGCATAGTTACCTGCCACACCGAACTTGTCACCCATATCAAGCACAAGGATGTCGGGGTTGTTAGCCTTGCAGACTGATTCAACCCACGCCATGTCACGACCACCTGCATCTTTAATCCTGATGTTATTCATCACAGGTTCATACAGTGCCTTGGCCTTGCCCATGTTGTCACGTACTTCACGAGCAGTCATACCTGCTGCAGCAGTTAAGTATCTAGCACCGACACGGTGGGTAGGTTCCTCGTTACACAGGATGATGCACTTGGCACCCTGATGTGCGAAGCCACCCGGCGCAGCAATCAAGCTGGCGTGGAAGGATGTCTTGCCAGTGTTAGGCCGTGCGCCTACCTCAATCAACTGCCCACCTGACACGCCCTCTACCTTACGTGTTATGCTTGGTACGTTGAAAGACCACTTGGCTTCCAGTTCAGCTTTAGCCATGAGTGTTTCAATCGTGATGTCATCCCACTCAATGTTGAGGTTGGGAATGAAGTCATCACCATAACGCTCAAGCAAGTTGCGTAGCTTCTCAAGTGTGGCACTGTCACCATTCACCATGTCGAAGCCTATGTTAGCAACATCTTCGCCAACAACCTGCTGGAATAGTTTAGACAGCACCTCTTGTGCTATGTCACTACCCATTGGCTGTTCACGTTTGATAGATGCAAACATAGAAGCATAGCCCTGCTTCTGTGCAGTAGTCAGTGTAGGATTGTTAGCCATGAACAATGCCTCAACCTCATCGGGTGTGACAGTACGTTCATACCTATCCATAGCCGTGTCGATAGACTCTTTAATCTTACGTGCATCCTTGCTGAACAAACGTGGTGGGCATTTGCTACCACGATGGTCATCATAGAACGACTTATCCATTAGGCTTCTAATGATTGATAATTCCATTTAAGTTCTCCATATCTGTCGGGTTACGATATTTCAAATCATCATTCAAACGTAGGACACGAACATCGTTCACGTGTCCACGCAGTTCCTTTGCCATCTGCAAAGTCTTTGGTAGTGCATCGGGGTCTAATGCAATTACGGCTGTTGAGAACTGTGCGAGATACCCTTTATGCGACTCTTGTAGAGATGTACCAAGAAGCGCAACCCCGACAAAGGATTTGCCACCAACCACGGCTGCACTCACACAGTCCTCAACAACAACTGCGACTTTACCACAACCAACGGCGTATGGCAAGCCACTTTTTCCATATCGTTTCCATTTAGGTAATCGCTTACCAATGGCACGGCCTGTGGCATCAACGGTCTTACCGTCATGCACTACAGGAAATACAATCCTATCATCCTTCACATCATACATCACACCCAACTCATCTGGGTCTAGCTGATACCTGTAACAGAACGCAAGCACTGTGCGCTTGTTCCTGTGCGGCACGATGTATTGNGGCATATCAAATNTCTCATCAGCAAACTCTGCNACATTNCCCATGCCAGACCGTATGTCATCNACNGTAAGATGCACACGGTTGCCGCCACTTACATTACAGGATGCCTTGTAACAATTCCACACAAGGCTACCCAAGTTGTTAGTAATAGTGAAGGTCTTGTACCCACCACAGTTAGGACAGTCCATACGTTTAGTCTGTCCATTGGGTACATCTATATCACTTATAATGTTATATATATTATTCATATAATACTCACTTTCTTTGCGGCAGTTAAGTGCTTTTACCATGTGCTTTACGTGCTGTCAAGGCACTATTTGCACTGGCGTATGTATTTTTCATGTATGGTTTTACCGACTGTGGGTTGCTGTGTCCTGTAACCGACATGATTTGTCCCATACTTACACCTGCCTCTACCATTTGTGTTGTACCAGTACGCCGCAAGTCCATCAGCCTTAGTTCTTCAGGCAGTCCAGCTTCCCGCATGACAGCCCTTCCAGCTTTGGACAGTCTCTCCATGCTGTATGGATGGTACTCGCCCTGTACAGGCGTTGTGCGCGGAACAACGTACCGTTGAAAGCCGAAGTCTTGCTCCTGTTGTGTCAGCATCTCAAGCAAGTCATTTTCTATGGGTAAAGTTACCTCTGCCCTACGCTTGGACTGCTCAAGATATAGCTTGCGTTCCTCTAGGTCAATGTTATCCCACGTCAGCAGACGCATATCACCTAGTCGCTGACACCATTCGTATGCCATGTGTACAATCAGGCCAATGCTACGCCACTGAAACTCACCATAGGCAGTGTCAAGGAAGTTGCGTACATCATCCTCTGTCCACACAACTTTGCGTTGTGGTGGTGTCTTGCGCCTGACGTTGGCAAAGGGATTGACTGTAGCATACTCCATGTCAATAGCGTAACGAAACAGGATAGATGACACAGTACATATGTGGTTGGCAAGGCTAATGCCTCGCTCAACCCATGCTTCGTATGCGTGTTTGGCTTGCTTACTTGTGAGTTCACAAAAATTCACAGAGCCAAAATCATCTAGCATGACACTAAGAAAGTATTGATAGTCCTTCTTAGTTCTGTCTCGTAACATCTTGAAATCATTGGAAGTATAGTACTTATCCACAAGATGTTTTACAGTACGCATTAGTACTTCCTTTCATAAAACCTGATACCAGCAAACTCATCACAATACTCTTTGATTGTTTTGTTATTTACTTTCTTGCCACCTTCATAGCATATGTTCTTTTGAAGATAGGACAACGCTTCTTCTTCGCTGTCCATATCTTTGTAGTTTGTGTCAGTGTACCAGTAGTCACCTGCACCATCGGCATCAAAGCCCATGTTGTCATAATCCATTGCTAGTATGTACTTCATGCCGCAATCAACTCCTTGAACTGCTTGCTTTCAATCCACTGAGACACCTTGTTCTCACGCTGGAACATAGACACAGCGTTGGTATCCTTGCCAGTATTACGCAATCCAAACCCATTACGCTCATCAGCATAGCTGGCGTAGTTGGTGAAGGCAGAGTACAATGCCCACACATTCTGACCACGCACTGATGCCTCTTGGTTGTACAAGGTAAGCATCTTGTCTGCTGTGCGGTCAGACTTGAGCAGCGATTCAAGCATAGCTTTGACATCACCTACAAACAGAGGCTTGTTAGCCCAGCCTTGCAAGCGTTCTGACTGTGCATAGAACGACTGCGTAGATTCACGCAGGTCACGGATGAACCTGTCCATGCTGAAGTTGGCAGAGTTCTTGCGCCGCACCATGTCATGCTCACCACGAATCATACCATTGGTGCAGAAGAAATCTATCGCACCAAAGAATGTCTGGTTTGAACAGCTACCATCAATACCGTGCAAGGCAATGATGCGCTGTGCAATGGTAGTGCTGTGCTTGTCTGTCTCAATACGAGCAGTCACATTGGGCAGTGTCATGTCAAGCATAGCCCACGCATTCTGTCGTGCTACCTTGAACTTCATGTTCATGCCATCACACTCAGCTTCGCCAAGGTTCTCTGTGATGGTGTCATGCACACCACTGAAGAAGTCAGCGTGGCTGGCACAGTTGAACGTGTCACCTACCACACCAATGTAATCACCAGTGTTACCGTTGATGACATACTTCTTGTCCTTGACTTTAGTAGGTTCAAACACTGGCTCAAAGTTAAGGTTCTCTGGCAACCATGTATCAATAGGGAAATCAAATGGCATATCTATTCTCCTTTCAGGTTGAATTGAAATTGTAGTTTGTCCTTTGCATCAGACAGTTCTTGTAGTGCATAGGCAGACACACACTTGATGCCACCCATGTCTGGGTAAAGAGCAGTGTCTAGCACATCATCAAGCCACTTGTGTACCTCAACGACAGCCATGCGTTGCTCATAAGTCAATTGATTTATCTTGACTGCACGTTCAGCTTTGTCTTTCTCACGTTGCCTATCCCAATAGGCAATGCGTTCATCCATTGTCATATTCTCTAGTTTCTTAGCCATGTATCATCTCCTCTCATACTAGTAGTATAAACAATACTACATTTAAAATCAACCATTCCATAGTTATGCCGACATCCATTCTGGCATGTCACGACCCTTGTTGTACCTAGCAAAGCTAGATTTGTCAACCTTGTAGAACGCACGGTATGCCATGATAGGCCAGTTCTCATCTGTCTTTAAGTCATCATGTCCACTGAAACACTGTGGATGTGGTGTCATAAAGTTGGTTGTGTCAGGTATCTTGCAGATGCCAAACTCTAACGCATGATAGTGCTTGCCAGCACCATGCTCTTTGCCATAGCGGTGTGTATATTCACGAAGCATGGCATCGTACAGCCGGAAGGCATAGCCGTAGTTACGCTGGTTGTCCATTGCCCACAGTGTGCAAGGGTGCTTCTGATGCACAGGCTTGTACAAACCACGAGCCTCTGCATAGTCAGGTGCATGATGCCACAGCGCAGTACATAGCATCTGTGCTTCTTCCAATGGCATCTTAACAATGTGTTGGTCACACAGTGACTTAGCTATAGCATCGGGGTGATGCTCAATTAGAAATCTATTCATCTGCAATCGTCCTCATCAAATTTACAACGTGTTGTGTAGTATGCCATCAACAGTGCGGCAACCTCTGGGAATGTTTCCCAATCAGGTCTTGCCCCTGTTTCAAACATATAATCAATCTCGCTGTCAAGCGCAACCAATATGGCGTTGACCTGCTTCTTTGGTAAGTTAAGTGTTATCATTGTCAATCTCCTTTCGTGGATAATATACCTCTACCATGCTGTCGCATTTAGGGCAAGACAGTATTGTTACCATGCTAAACTCATCACCTCGTGCATCAGCATACTCATCTAGGTCATGGTCATTGCCCCAGATTAACTTGGTGTT